CTTAATGTTTCCGTTGCCGTCCCGGACGCTGGTCTCCTGTATTCGAAGAGTCCGTCCCTGTTGATAATTCCAAACATTCCATTGATCTGGCACACGGATTTTATAACTGGCAGCGCCTGCAGGCTTGACGGACTGTACTGTTTTTCAATGATTATGTTGTCGTTTGGCAGCGAGGTTGCCACCTGTGTAATTCCCAGGTGTTCGAACATCCTGTCCCGGAACGACCTGATCGTCATGGGAAAAGCGAGGCCGTTGTACCAATCCGCAATGTCGCTTTGTCCGGCTGTATAAAGCTCATCAAACGCGCTGATGGCCTTATAGTTTTTGTTTGATTCCATCTGAGCAGAATCCACAATGCCCGTAAAAAGCGCTATTTCCTGCGTATTTCCGCTTGTAATGTAGACCTGAACCTTTTTGTTCTTTAGGTCGTCAGAAATGCCGTGTAAGCGAATTTGGAACTGTGAGGCGATACATCCGACAAACTCTATGTTTTCGCTATCTGAAACCGCCTCTTTGAGCGTCATGCTCTCCTTGACGATAGATTTTGCGGGAACGGTCAAATCCAAGTCGGGGAAATATATCCGCAGGCTGTTTTGTCCCCGTCCGCTTTTGTATGCGTTTTTTGTAGCATTGTTAACCTGCATTTTGATCGCTCCTTAATACTCTATCAATGCAAACCTCATCGCGTCGTACTCAATGCTTTCGCCGTCAGCCATGTAGATCGTAAACTCAGGATCCGGCATGTAGAAATTTCCAGTGTAATACCTGTCCCATTCCGGAACGTACACTTCGCATTGCGCCTTGCGCTCCGGTCCCTCACCCCAAGCATTTCGGAATATGGTCAAAAGGTCCTGCAGAAACGCATTCGTCGAATGCTGGAAATTCCACTCGATCTTGATTTCCGAGTGTTCAAGGACTGTTCTTTGGAGCACGCCATGTTCATCCTGATAGCTATCCAAATCCTGCGTGTTCACTTTGATCTTGCATGACTTGTGTTGCATGTATCTGTGCGGAACCGTCGTTCCGTTTATTTTTAACAAATAGCCTGAATAAGCCATGGTTCACCTCGTTCCCGCATAAAAGAAAGACGCCTGCCAAGAGCGGCAAGCGTCCCATTATCAACCAAAAGCTGGTCTTCCGTTTCTTCTTTCGTAATCCTTGGATTCCTTTTGAACAACCTTGAATATGCCGTTGGGATCCCCTTCTACCTGAATGTTTACGTTTGTGGTGTCCTTTCTCTCCGAAAGCGCGCGAGACATTCCGCGATAAGCCGCTTCCTCAATGCCTTCCGCAATTTGATCGTTGTTGGCAACTGCCGTCTGCCCGTTCGCAAACCTGCCAACAAGCTCTCCGTGATTCGCCATGAACAGACCATCCTCGGGGTAACCGCCCGTCGAGTAGGTCGGGATGTTGCCAAGGCTTATGCCTGTCGGCGCGCCGTTGATTTCAAACGCACCGTTTAGCGAATTGGTGATGTTCTTGACGATCTCGTTGATCTTGTTGTAGAGCGCTCCTTCAAGACTTTCAATGCCGTCGATCAGTCCCTGCGACGCTTCCTTGCCAATCTCCATCATGGATCCAGGGAGCGCCGAAAAGGCGTTCAGTATAACTTCGATATAATACTTTACGATCTCGAGCGTACCGCCGGTGTTTTCCTCAATGCCAAGGCCGTAACCTTCCACGGCGTCCTTACCGAGGGCTTCCGTTACTTTCGACGGTGAATGGGAATCCTGCGCCTCGGCGATTGCTTCCGCCACGATGTTCGCGAGATCCTCAGCGTAACCACCTACAAAAGCAATTCCTTGCTGGTCTTTTAGTCCTTCGCAATATCCTGCCACGGCGTCTCGTCCATGACCTTTCATGGATTCACTGATCTTTCCCATCTCGGTATCAATAATTTCTCTGTATTCATCCATGTTCAAACGCTGGGTTTTCGCGTCGTACTTAATTATAAGACTGTCCGACATTTTGTCGGCAGCGGCAGCCGCCCATCCAGCTCCAGACACACCTAATTCATTGAACGATTTCTCGATTTCGCCAGAAATTGTAAGTAATCCAATATTGTACTTCTTCAGGGCGTCCCTCATGTCAGTATCTTTGTAATTAAGTGCCTTATAGAGCCAACCCGCATTGTCAAATTCTTCGCTGGCGTTGTCTAATACTTCTTTTGTCTTGTATAGCAGATCCGCCTGAATGATGTCCGTAAGTTCCATGGCTTTTGTCGCCACGTCAGACTTTAAGAGATCGAGAGCCTGTGGCAAAGCGTCCATCTGTGACTTGTAATATTCCGCGCTTTCCGTGTCGCCCATGACCAATGCCTTGGTATAGAGTTCATTGAAAGAATTGTTGATTGCTGAAACGGCGTCTTCCAAATCTTTGTCTGCATTCTTAACGGCGTCCGTGATGGTCTTCAGAACCTCGTTAAGCTTTTCTTGATCAACGTTGCCTTCGGCGTCAAACAGATCCTCGTAGTTGATGTGAATCTGCGATAATACTAGGTCGTAATTCGTTACCGCTTTAGTTACGTCATCAAGGCTTGCCGTTAATTTCGCGTATTCTTCCCGATATTGAGCATACTCAGGCGTTCCAGGTTCCGTGCTTGCCATAAGCGCGCTCAACTCACTCATCCTCTGCTCGTACTGCGACTGGAATTGCAATACGCTCTCCAGAATGCCTTCCGTTTCAAGTCCAACCCTTTCGTAAGCCGTTCTCATAGCTCCGTTCTCGCCAAACGCCGCAAACAGAGTATCCACGACAATGCCAAGCTTTTCTTGGGCAGCCGTAGCTAGCTCGCCAAACAGCCGTTCAAGTTCGGTCTTGCCTTCTTCCACGGACATTACTCCGGCCTCCATGGCGGTTTCGATCTTCTCGATTTCCATCCAAACGGCCTGAATGTTTTTCTCCGCCTGATCCATTTCCGAAGATTTCTCCGTAATGGAAGTGAATCCTTCCGTGATGGAACCAATGGCCTGTGCATACTGAGCAGTGATTTCGCTCAACGCCACGCCGCCGGGATAGCAAAGCGCATTATGAATCGCATTTCCAACCACCTCCGCGTGGATGTCGTTCATGGCATTGTTAATGCCAACTATGGCCGCCACAACCGCAGTTATTGCCGCCACAACGATCCCGACTGGGCCAAACGCCACGTACAATGCAGTAGCCGCAGCTCCCGCTCCAACCGCGATTTTTGCAAGGGAAGCGACAAAGTGATCGGATCCCTTAGCAAGGTCATAAAATCCGTCCTTTAGCAACAGAAACTCAGCCGATACGGCAATCACTCCGATCATGCCCTTTTGCACGCCGGTAAGGTTGTTTCTGATGTTGTCAATGCCTTTCGAAATGTCCGTAAAATGACCAGTAACATTTCGATACATAAGTTCAAGTCTTACGGCTTTTACGACCGCACCAATTTTAGACGCAAGTTTTGTCAATCCAGATAATATCTTGCCGGAAGTCATCAGCGATAGAATTTTCGGTATCTTCGTGAGCGTGATAAGGAAAGTTTCGATTGGGGCGGTCGAGAACATCCCAAGCCAGAAATCGACGGAGGCGTTCAGCGCGCTTCCGATCACTTTTCCAACGGACTTGAATACTGCCACCCAATCAATGCCGGCAATAAACTTGCCTACCCTCTGCCCTACTGCCACCCAGTCTACGCCGTCAATGGCGTCCGCGATAAAATTGAAAATTCCGGCAACAAGCATGGAAGTGTCATATCCGGCTGCGCCAAAATCACCAAGAACAAAATCCTGTATGATGTTCCTTAAGGGCTCAAACGACTTGTAAATCTTTTCCGAAATCCACTGAGCCTTGTTCTGCATTCTGTCGAAGGCAGCGTTCCACGCCTGTTCGTATTCAGAAAGCGCGTCAAGGATCGCCGCGTCGAGAATTTCATTTCCGCCGCTCAAGGACACACCGCTTCCGCTGTCATCCTTGGTCGTGATGTTGTTAATCTCGTGCCATCCCTGCAAAGTCTTTTTGAGCTTCTTTGCAGCCGCGTCCGCTCCGCTAATGCCGTCTTCGAGATCGTCTGCTCCCTCCACAAGGTCAGACATCTCGTCACTCATGCCGCCCATGGAAGAGTTGATTGAGTCGAATTTTATACCAAGCAGGGACCCAATCCAAGTGAACAGTCTCTGCGCCGCGATGGCCAGACCATTCATTAAGGGCAACACCCTTTGAAGCACGGGAATGAAAAGATTGCCAAAGGCGCGGGCACAGTTCCCGGCATTTTGCTGAAGCAATCTCAGCTGGTTCGACGGAGACTCAATGGTGTTCGCCAAGTCACCCCACGCCACCTTGGACTGATCCAAAATAGCCAGCAGTCGCAGCTGGGCCTTGGTTGCCTGATTCATCTCAGAAACCTTTTGCTCGATTCCGTGCTTGTACGCATACTCCTGCAAGGTCGCGTTTGTAATGTCAATGCCGAGCGATCTCACGGCCCTGCTCTGTCCGGCAAGCGCGGAAGCCATCTTCTCCCATGCCTGATCAAAGGAAATGTTACGTAAGGACGCCCAGTCTCCGCCAAGCATGGTAAGTGCTTTCGAGAAATTCAGCGCGGATTCAGCCGATACCCCGATGGACTTAGACACCTGCGCAAAGGTCGCCTGATACTGCATGACCTTCGTGGGATCCATGCCAAGGTTTTTAAGACCCGTGTAAGTCGCGTTACCGTTGGCGTCCACGGAATATCCGGTCATTTTCTGCGTCAGTGCCTTGGCGCGATCGGAAAACGAGGAAGCATATGCCTCGGCTGACTTCGTGCCCGCCTCTTCCCACTCGTCTACGGCTTTCTCTCCTATGTTCCGCATGGTGACCTCAAAATAGTTCACGGTCTCCAGGAAATCCATGGAGGATGACGCTGCCTTATACAGTGCGGTAAATGCCCTTTTTGCCCAGAAATAATTGGCGTACAGCGTACCGAACGCCGACGCAAGACTCAGTGTCTTTTTCGCCGCCTTCTGCGTGGAATCGCCAAGGTTGTTCACGGCAGTTCCTACGCTTTTGGCGGCGGATCCCGCCTTGCTTCCCTGAGAGGCTAAGTTCGCAAGGGAGCGTGTCATCTCGATCACGTTTCTTGAAACGACGGGAGCGTTTGCCATGGCCGTCATAAAGCTGGTCATGGCGCTTGCGAGCTGAGGAAGGTTTGCGATGGCCCTCGACACGCCTACTCCGCCAAGCTTGGATATGCTCTTCGCAACTTCCGCAACCTGAGTGCTGCCCGCGGACACGCCGCTGAGACTGCTGATCGCCCTTGCCATGTTAGACATGGCGGAAGAAGCGCTGTATATTTGCTGTGGATTTAAGGAATACAGACTTGTCACGCTTTTTACGAGCCTGTTGAAGTCCGTTTTTCTGACGTTGCTTAATTCCGCAGACGCACGGGAAAACCTTGAAATGCCGCTTGCAAGACCATTCAGACCGCCGCCCGAGTTAATGCTCATAAGTGATCCGGCAACGGAATTCAGATAACCTGCCATCTTCTTTAATTGGTTATTCGCTTTTGTTGCTTCGGATTCTACCCTTACGTCAAGTCTGTCAAGCTCAGCGCCCATTACATCTCACCACCTATCTATGATTGCGCGGACGTTCCTGACGTTCAGGCAAAAGAAAAGCACCTGCCAATCCGGCAAGTGCTTAACGATGTTTTCCAAGTATTTTTGAGATCAAACTCATTTTATAGCCTTCATCCTTTGGATAAAGACCGGTTGCGAGCCGCTCCTCTCTGGAAAAAGGATAGAGCACGGCTCCTTTTTTGTTGCTTCCGCTGGTCAACATGGATCTTGTCTCACGCACCTTCATCGGCGTTTCACCGCTTCTGTGCATTCCGCAATACGGGCAATATTCCTTGTCGCCAATGTTTTCGTCACATCCGTAGCAAAACCAATCGCTCATGCAGTCATCCTCCTTTCCTGATTTGATTGTATCATAAATCAGAGAAAAAGGAAAGACGCGTCACGATTTTTTTGACGCCTCAAAATTACCCATCATCAGCTGAAGTCTTGCGAGAAGTTTTTCCTGCTCCTGCTTCTTTTCCTCTGCCGTGAGTTCTCTTTCCGGCTCATTTTCGGCTTTCAAATCCTTGTCCTGCATAATTGGCTTGTCGAAGTATTCCAGCTTCGATTTTGAGCTGACCGCCTTGCCAACCGTAACGCCAACGGCTCTCATGACGTAGATACCCATCGTCCACATCTCTTCGTCTAGCATTTTTCGCCGAAGTCTCATGCCTTCCTGAATCAGCATGAGTTTTCTTGGGTTCAAGTGCAAAAATTGATCATGCGATACGCCAAATGCCGTGGCGCGAACAAAATACGTTTCCCAAATTACTTTTTGCCAGTCGATTTCCTGAGGTGATCGGTCGGGTTCTTGGGAGCCTTCTTCGTCTCCTTCTTTGCCTCTGCCTCCATCTGGCTCACCATCTCCTTGATCCCGGTCAAGTCGAAAAAACCGTCCTCCTCCATCTGCGTTTTGAGCAGCTGATAAATTCCATTGAAACTGATTTTGTTTTCCCTCATGTACGCCTTCATGAGGTTTTCAGCCTGTTCCGCGGTGATTTCTGGCTGATGTTCCTTAAGCCCTGCGTAAAAGGCCATTTTGCTGATCGCCGGAAGGTCTCCCACCATCTCCGCCGTTCCGTTAATCACGGCATTCATCATGTTCTTTTCGTCGGGATCACTAAAGAAGTACGCGCCTGACACGACTTTGAAAAGTGCCTGCACAAGTCCCTTTTCCTCCGCCGCCGCAAAGGTAAATTCAAGATCATATTTCTCGCTGCCAATGGTAATCGTTTGCATATTATTTCCTCCCAAATAGTCAAAAGGGGAGATTTCTCTCCCCTTAATTATTTGCTGAACGTTCTCAATCAATCTTCATTAGGTTCGTCTTCATGATCGTCTTCGTCTTCCTCAGCTTCCTAGGCTGCAGGCTCGATTGCAGTATCAAGGCCCTTGTACTCATTGATCGTAAGCGCAAGGTTTAACTCAGCCGCGGCGCCCACGCCAGCTTCGGGCATGGGAATGTTTCCGGGCTCTGCAACCACGTAAAACGAATTCGCGAGATCGGGGAACCAAACTACGAACCAGGTTGCCTTACCGTCGGCCTTAGCGGCAGCGTAAGCACTTCTCATGGAATTGAGCGCGGTTACAACTGCGTCGCTCAGACCAAAGGTCAGGTTCCAGTTGCCGCCGGTGTCCTGCAAGCCAAGCGCATACTGCTTGATCTTGTCTTCAAGGGCCGTCACGTCGATGTTGTCGATAGACAGGTCGATTCCACCTACGCTCTTGCAACGCTTAAGCCAGGTGAATGCTGCGGGCTTGGTGCCTGCGGTCGTTTCAACGGCATAGCCAACTTTTACGCCAATAGTGGTTAAATCCATTTTCTACTCCTCCTTGTTCTTATTGTTCCAAAACGGAAAGTTCGTCACCAGCGCCAAACGTGCGCCGGTATCTTGCAATCCACCTAGATACTTCCTTGGTGTCGTTGTCGATTTTTATGGGTTGAAAAATGCACTGAAAGCCATACGAAAGCATGATCTCCTTCGCACGGACGCTGACTTGCTGACAGGTAGCGTCATCATAATTGTCGCAGTATACCGTGACGGTGACGACTGGAGTTTGCGTCCCTTCGTGGTTAGACAGGTCATAATTCCCGCCGGTGTTGTCCGTAAGCGCCAAATCGGTATACGGATAACTTCGGTTTTTAGGGATCGATCCGCGTCCAACCGCCGAGGCGTCACCCATTCTGGCCTTGAAAACCGTATATAATTGATTCCAGTCGAATCCAGCCATGGCCTACGCCTCCTTAAACACTTCCCTCGCAATGGGCAAAACCTCGTCTCGCAGTTTCTTCGCTGCATTGTAAAGCGGCATTCGCGGCTTTACGCCAGACGAGTGATTCCAATTCCCGTCCAAATCCATCCAATACCAAACAGGCTCGGTGCCGTGCGTGCCTCCCGGAAAAGTTCCGGTTCCGACGCCAGGTATCTCAGCCGGGTTTTGAGCATTGAGTCCGGATCCGAACTCAATCATGAGACTTGGCGAAACCTCTGCGGTCTTGATCCCCTCCTTGGTCTGCCACTCCTCAGTAATTTTCTCGGCGTCCTCCATGAAAAAGACGGCTTTGCAACCGTATTGCTCCGGAGAAATCTCCGTCCCGACGCGGATATACCTTCCGAAACTGCTCGAGGCAATTTCTGCCTTTGTGATCTCCGCTCCCCGCTCCGCGAGCCTGCGGCTAAGTTCTTTGCATTTTTCGTTTAATCGTCTTTGGTATGCTTCAAGTTCCCTTATCGCCGCCTTAACCTCCGACACGCTCAGTCCGAACGATATAACCATGGCGTCAACCGTCCTTTCCTCGCCTACGGAGGGCGTATACGGCTTCATTGAGCGATATTGCCACCGCCGCGACCTCGTAATCAGCGGTCGCCTCGTTTACGGATCCGTCCTGCCTGTATCCAGGCGTCGTTTCGAACCATATAAGCGAGGTTTCCGAGATCGGAAGATCCAGATCCGAAGTCGAAAAAGTTTTGGTGTACTTAAGTTCAGCGCCAAACACTTCCGTCACGGATTTGCCTTTCGAGGCAGACATATTCACCTGGATTGGCACGGGTGAGTTGTATCCAGCCCTCTCCGCCTTGATCCGAGGAATCTGCACGTCGTCCACGATATCGTAGATTACATTCCCTTGCCCGTCAGTCTCATAAACCGTGACACAATCGCTGTAAGTGGCATACCACACTGTTCTTTTGTTCTTGTTAAGCGAACGCATATCCACGCCCCCTATCCACAGTAAGCAAAAACACCGATCAGACAATCATTCCTGTCCTTCCAAGTTCTGCTGATTCCATTCTCGGAATGCCCTGCTTGCCCCTCGACGCCGATCTGATTAAAGTCATACAGTGCCAAGGAGCGAATGTTGGAGTAATGCGCGTTAAGGTCCTGCATTATCAGGTCTTCCGAAAAACTGAGCGGATACGAACGCTTCATGCGTACTTCGCGAACCGCGCCCTTGATCTTTGAGGACAAGCGCGCCTCGTCCTCCTGGGACAAAGTGCCAAGTTCGGACTTTAAGTCCGTTGTTATTTCGTTGATCAACTCCTGCTCGCTCATCCTCTGATCACCTACGCTTTCTTGTTTTTCTTGGTGGGCTTTTCTTCAGCGGGAGGCTCCACGAGGACTTCTTCTTTTGCCGGTTCCAATTCAGCCGCTTCGTTGGTTTCGCGGATCTCTTCCGTCTCTTTTTCCTTCTCTTCAGCGGGAGGCTCCACGGGGACGTTCGTCCCCGGAGGATACCAAATTCCGTTGTGTTCAACCGTGTACGGATATACAGCCATCTTTACGCCCTCCTTGCGCCACTAGGATACGGTTACCTCGCAGGAAGCACTGTAGGTCTCGCCGTCATAGGTTACGCTCGCGGTAATGATTGCCGTGCCGGCGGCCACGCCCGTCACGGTGCCGTTGGAAACGGTCGCCACGCTCTCGTTAGAAGAAGTCCAGGTCACGGTTCCGCCGGAAGGAACGGTCGTTGCCGTAATGGTCGCGGTATGCGTATCGCCGGAAGCGGCGGTAACGGTCGCCGTACTCTTATCCAAGTAAACGCGCGTGATGACCTGCAGAACGTAGATGGAATCCATCTGCTCGAAGGAAGGCAGGACGATCACGGACGCGATTACGGAATCCTTTGCGGGAGGACCATACTCGGACTTGGTGGCAATGGCAATGCCCTTGCCGTAGATTGCCACGTCAACGTCGGAAACCTGTCTTGCGGTTCTCTCCTCAGGAGTGGTGCCGAACCAGGTCTTGCCAAGCGCCCTGTCGGGAAGCAGAGTAACCTTGTCATCGGGATAGAAGTAATGCTCAGTGCCGGCCTCGTCCTTGAACATCTTGTCGTACACGACAATGGTGAGCTTACATCTGTTCTTGACGATGGCCTTTACGTTGTCATCATCAATAAGCACCGTGCCGCTAGGCTGATAAGCAATGATGGCAGCCCTCACCTGCGCGTTGTCGATCAGGTACTGGAAGGTGTTGCTGTTCATCAGCACGTAGGAAGCGACAATGCCCTTCTTCTGGAGCTTCTTGCGTGCCGCAATCAGGTCCGTAATTGGCTTGGAGTTGGTCGTGTCGCTCCACATGGACGTACCAGACAGAACGGCGTAGTTGTTCAACCTCCAAGATCCGTCGGGATCGTAATTGTAGGAATACTGCACGCCGTCGGACTCAATGGCAATCTTGGGACTGCCGCCGGCAGCGGAAAGCAGAGACATTCTCATTCTCTCGGGAACAACCTGCGCGCCGCTCAGAAGAGTGGTGGTATCATCGTAAATGCTCTGAAGGGCATTCTCGAGATAAGGATCGTTTGCGTCCTTAATGCGGTCGATTTCCTGCTGATCTTCCTCGGTAATCTGCATTTCCTCACGGAAGAATGCCATCTGGGTTTTTTCGGTCTTAAGGCCCTCTCTTGCCCTGATCACGGGCAACGCGTCGAAGTTGGAAGGTGCCAGGGACACGGGTAGCCCCTTGTGGGTCTTGATCCACTTAAGGTCAAGTCCAACCTTCTTGTCTTCCGGGAACCATCTAAGGCCGAGATAAGGAATGTCATTGCTTGCCTCGTGAGTAGCGGCAAGAGCGATGGACTTAGCGTTTACAGCCTCTTTAACTAACATTTGTCTTTTTCCTCCTTTACTCGAAAATCACGTTCTTCAGCGCGGCCTTCATGGCGGATTCATAGGTGAGACCGCAATGCGTCTGTGCTACGCCGGTATTGACGTAACCCTTGGTGACGAGCGTGCCCTGAGGTCTGTCATCGGTTACGTCATGAAGCAAAATGCCAAAAACGGAGCTGCTGTTCGCAACCGCTCCGGCTGCATTGATGGGCGTGCCGGCCTTAATGGTCTTAACGCCGTTTACCGCGTCAACTCCGGAGAAATCCAGAGTCTTCGCAATGCCTTCGAAGGGCGCTCTCTTCAAAATCTGAACGTCGCCCGCGATTGTAGTTCTTTCAAACTGCATGTTAGACATCGTTTATACCTCCTTACAGATAATTGTTGATTATGTCATCCTTTTTCTCGCCGCCGTTGCCGTACAGTTTTTCGGCGAGTTTCTCTGCCTGTGATTTGTCAGCTCCGCCGTTACCGCCGTTACCGCCAGGAAGCCGCGTTTTGTCCATGAGTTGTTCCTTAAGAGTCTTCTCAGTAGCCTCCTTCTGCTTTTTGAGCATTGCGGAAATGGCATTTGCCTGTTTCTTGGACGCTTCCGCGTCCTCGGTTACGATTCCGCCGATGAGGTCTTTGTAGTCCTCCTCTGCAATGCCGGCCGCAACGAGGATCTTCTCAACTTCAAGCTTACTGACCTGCTTTGCGAAGGAAACCTTTGCCTCCTGCGCGTCCTTCAGCGCCTTTTGAATCTTTTCCTCGTCCGTAAGACCCGCCTCCTGAAGCTTCTTGTACGCCGCCGATTCCTCTTGGAGCTGTTTAAGCACCTTCGGATCAACGTTGTTCTTTTTGGCGCCCTCGATGTCGGTGCCGTTAATGTTCAGAATGGCTGAAATCTGTTCGTCCGTAGCGTCCGGAAACTGCTTTTTGATGTCCTCTCTCGTCATGATAAGTTCTCTCCTTTTTTTGTCGATGACTACACTTTTTTGACGCGGTGCGCTCCGCCCGTCATCTGCCGTCTAACGCTCTGGCCTGCTTGATTTATAGTTTGACGGGTGCCTATCGGAAAGTGTGTCCTCCCGACCCGGCCCTATCTTTCAATGGGACGTGTTCAGGCGCAAATGCAACCTTTTTCTCTTTTGTGTCAAACGTAATTTTCCGCCCGCACCCAGCCCGCGGACACTTAATCTCGCCCAAACCGTCAAACCGGCCTAAAAGCTTGTTGCAGTTCGGGCACCTTACTTCAATCACTCATCACCACCGCCCTTTCCGATGGTTTCGAGTTCGATTTTTCGCTTCTGTTCCGTTTCCAGCTCCGCCTCTTTTTCCGCGGCGGTTTTATACAAGGCGTCCAAATACGGCTTGGACTCCGTATACGTCTTTTCGGGATCTCCCCAAAGGTCGCAGGTCTGAATTGCGATCTTAGGACTTATGCCCTTCGTGAGAAGGTAAACAAGGGCCTGCGCCTTCACGAGCATGTTGTCCGTCTTGTTGCGGGTGATCTTGATTCCTATGTCCGCGATCGTGAGCTTTTCGCTTATCTGCCCCTTGGTCTTCAAAATGTTCAGGACGATCTTCAAAAACTCCCTCTCGGACCTCTTTGTCACCGGTTCGTTGATCTTGGCCCGCTGCTCCGCAAAATCCCAGCCGTTTCTGAGGTACACGGCCTGTCCGGTGTCACCGCCTGTATTCTGCTCCCTGCTCGGCATGCCCTCGATGATCAGCATGTTCTTGTAAATGTCGTCCTTGAGGGTCTGCGTCTGCTGTTGGTTAAGCTCGTTCGAAATGCTGTTGACGTCTGCGGGGAGCGAGGGATTCACGGTCTTAACCTTGATTGCCCCGATCCGGCACATTTTAATAAAGGTGTTCTCGTCAATCTCGCAATTCACGAACTTGATGAACGCCTGAACGAACTGCTTCACGCCGTCAAGCCGGTTGGCCTGAAGCTCGTTAAGCGCGTCCTGCATGGTGATGATAATCTCCACGTCGGAAAGGCGGCGTGGATTATTCGGGAACTCCACGAGAAGGATCCTTCCGTGACCGTTCAGCGAGGATTTTTCCTGGACGACCTCGTTGTCCTTAATGCACCACACGTAACTCTTGGTCGTGCAGTAATATTCCTTGTTCCCCTTCTCGTCCTTGCAGATCGAGACGCTCATCAGGGGAGGATTCCCTTTGGCCGGGGAGTAAATGATAAAATTGTTCCTCGGATCAGGAGAATCAATCTTGAACATTGGCTCCCCTGGATCCACCTCGTCCTTTTGGCAGTGCCAAACTTCCCTGTACGCCGTGCCCATGGAGCTTTGGTAATCCCCAAGAACCACGTCGTAATAGTCCTTGCTTCGAGTCTCCATAAACTTGTTCAGCTTATCAACCTCGGCTGAAATCTCCGGACTGTCACCGGTGCTGACGTACTGGATCGGCTCGCCGTAATTCTGCGCCGTCTTGAACTCCACGAACTCCAGCGGGTGATTTTCGACGATCTTGCTGTTGATCTCAGGGCGGACGTCTTTCCTGCGGTAAAGAACGGGCTGGTCGCCGGATACGTAATGGTAAAGGTAATCCATCTCGCGCCTGTTCTGGTTATGCACCGTCATTGCGTTATTCAATTCTTCGATTGCCTCGTCCGCATTTGCGATGACTTTTCTTTTTGCCACGATCATCTTCCGGCCGTAAAAGCCGTGGCACACCTCATGGAACGGCCTGACGTTGCGGTGCCACATTTCTTCGTTCGCCATTTCCCTCACCTGCCTTTGTTGCACGAAAAAACCGCCATGGGCCATCTCGCCCCGGCGGTTTCAATAATTCCATCATAACCATATCACGATTCAAAAGTGACATTCAATGACATTTTGTGACATCTTTGTAAATTGAGCCGAATTTTCGCTCAAATTCGGTCAGCGCGTCCCCGTGAATTCGCAGGGTCTGCCTCTGCGAATATCCGCTTTCGTCCGCAATCTGCTCGAATGTTTTTCGCTCTATGTACCGCGAAAAAAGGATCTGATACTCCATAGTGTCATCAAGATCCTCGATCTGGGACACAATCTTTTCTTTTTTGGCGATCAGCATGTCGATTCGGCTGTTTATCTCTGACTCTTTGTCCGCAATTTTGGCAACAATGCTGCCAAGGCGGTCTTTGTGGCCGGAAGCCGAAACCCTGTCGCCGTCATACGCGACGCTCACGGAACAAGCCATGGTTTTCAGCTGGTAAATCTCCGCGAGTTTGTTGTTGATCATTCTGTTAAGCCGATCCACCTGATTCAAATACTGCTTCGTTGTCATTTCGTCACCCCTAAAATGGTCTGTAATCCATCGCCTCGCACGAGGCATACTGTTCTCCGCAAATAAGCTGGAACAGCTGCGTCAGACCGTCAGCCGCGT